CTTAATGGGTTTCATCATATACCAACAGCAATAAATCCATTTACAAAAAGATTTCAAGTAACAACACCTGCATTAATAGCAACAAATACTGCAGCCGTACTACCTAGTTATGATGGAGTAACACCTGATTATGCTAGTTCTATTATTAATAGGTTCAATCCATATACTAAATTATCGCAAACAGTATGTCTTGATATCATAGAAAATAGATGGAAAGAAGTATTTGAATACGCAGGAGAATGGTATGATTATTTTGAAAATCAAATGATTGGTTTTAAAAATGGTGCAATATATACTCACGAAACAAATACAACCAATTTAAATACATTCTACGGAACTCAGTATCCTATTAGATATTGCCTTACCCCTAACCAACCATTATCATCAATAAAAGATGTAGTTGGAATAACAGTAGAAGGAAGTGTAATACCTGATTATTCTGTATGCTATAGTGTATACCCTTGGGAACAAATAACAGATTTAATAAATGAAGATTTTAGAAACCAAGAAGGGGTAATGTACTCATCATTATTTAGGGATAGACTTTCTCCAAACACAACAGGAACAGCAATTAATAAATTATATTACGGAGACATAGTTAAATCAAAAACACCATTAATTATGGTAGAGTTCCAACAATATACTAACTTAGTGTATATTTCATTTATTGATATAGATTTTGCAGAAAGTTATGGTCAAACCAAAATATTAACAAAATAATGGTAAATAGCATTATACATAGGGTAAATGACGATAGAATTGACGAGTTAGAATCGACAATGGTAAATAATTTCCCACCCGTAGAATGTCCATTAATACATAGGTTTACCAAAGGAATGTATATAAGAGAAATATTTATGCCTAAAGATTCTCTAATAACATCTAAAATACACAATACTAACCATCCTTTTGTCGTTTCACAAGGCACAGTAGCAGTAGCAATAGATGGAGATAATTGGCAAGAAATACAAGCACCATATACAGGAATAACACAAGCAGGAACTAGAAGAGTATTAATTATACTTGAAGATACAACTTGGATTACATTTCATCCATTGCCTTATATAACAGGTGATGAAAATGAATTTAGTGATGATGAAAAGTTAAAATTAGTAGAGAAAATAGAAGATGAAATATTAAGCAAATACGAAAATTTGCTTTTATATAAAGAACAAGATTTATTAAAAGATTAAAATAAAATATCATGAGTTTCGTAGCCATTGGAGCAGGATTAGGAGCAGCATCAGCAGGGTATAAATTATACTCAGGAATTAAACAAGTTGGACAAGCCAATAAAATAAATCCCGTATATACCCCATATACAGCTTCTAATGCAGTAAAACAACAATTAGGAACTGTACAAAATGCGTATCAAGGTAGAATGGCAGGCGCAGTATCTGCATCAGATAGAATACTTCAATCACAAGCTAATACATTAGCAAATGCATCAAGAGGTGCTACAGATGCTTCTCAATTACTTGCATTAGGTGCTTCTACAGAAGGTACTGCAGACCAAGCATCAGTTGATTTAGCAGCTAGAGAAGGACAAAATAAAGCAGGTATTTTAGATAATCTACAAAATGCTTATAATAAAATGACTGAAGATGAAAGACAGGTATATCAATCAAAACTTCAGAAATATCAAATGGATACACAAGCTAAACAAGCACTAGGACAAGCAGGTATGAGTAATATATATGGTGCAGGAAGTGACTTAGCAGGTATGGCATTACAAGGTGCGCAATTAGGAAATGTAGGAAGTTTTAAGTCAGGTTTTGGCGCAGCAAATAAAGTTGCAGGCGCAGGCAAACAACTTGGACAATTAATAGGCGGTTAATAATAAAATACAAATAGTAATAAAATGGCAGATGATACTCAAGGTTACGCAACAGTGTTGCCAAATCAATTTCCAAGTCCGGGGCAAGCACTTCAAGGTTTAATTCAATCTAAAGAAAGACAGCAAGAAAAACAAGCTGCTTTAGATGAAAGACAACAAGAACAAAAGCAGAAAATAGCTGCTGCCCAACAAGAACGCACTAGACAAAATGAATTATATAATTTAGCTGCCCTAAATAAACAAACAGAAGCAAAACAATACGAAACTGCTGATGAACAGGTTAATAATTTAACTAGAAAAACATTAGCAGATATATATAACGAAGGAATAAAAGGAACAAGATTAGACCCAATGGAATTTGAGCAAATGCTAAAAGGAAAATTAGGTGATTTAGTTCAATGGAATGGAAATGTTAAAGACCAATTGAGGACTATAGGAACACAAAGAGCAGATTTTTTTAAAGTACTTCCAAATACAGACCAAACAGGAGTAGATAGAAGAGTAACAAAAGATTTTTTACAAAATGTCGCAAATTTAGATGAAAACGGAAATATAATATCAATTAAACCATTAAATCAAATCAAACCAAATGTAAATTATTTTGGTGCATTTGCAGACCCTAAAGTTTTAGCAGGTGTAACTAATGATACTACACCATTGCCTGAATTTTTTGCTAAAATACCTAAAGAAAAAACATCTGAAAGTCATTTTAAAAATTTATCAGGTAATATTGATTCTAGAGGATATAATGCTATGGTTACTCCTCATTCTGAAATGTATACAAACGAATCAGGTAAAGTAGCAGTAAGACCTAAATCTGAAGTTGCAATGGTTACTGATAATGGAGAACCTATAAGAGTAGCTTCAGAAGAACTTAAAAATTCAATGGCAGGAAATCCAAAAGTAGAAGCTGCATTCAATAAACAATGGCAAGATTATGTACAACAACATAATTTAGAAGCTGCTACTAATCAAGACCCACACGCACTTGATGTTTTAAAAGAAAATTATAGATATAAATTAGCAGAGCAATATTTACCACATCAAGTTAATCCAATTGAGAAACAAGTAACTCCTACAATTGTCAATAAATTAAGTATAGAAAATAGGCATAAAGAAGATGTAATAGATGATAATGCAGGAACTTTAAAATCTCATTTAGAAAATGCATTTACAAATAATCCTGTAACATTTAGGTTGCCTATAAAAGGAGGAGGAACAGGAACTCAAACATGGGGTAATTTAGGACATTCAGATATAACAACTCCATTTACTATAAAAGTAGAGGAAAAAGAACAAGATAAACAAACAATAACTAAAGTAGTTTCTTTTGATGATTACTTTGTATCTCCTGATAATAAAATATATGGTGTTTATTATAAAAGAACACCAACAGGAGAAATATCAGATGATGTTAAACAAAAACAAGAAATACCATTAGAAAGATATGCTGAAAGATTATTTGAAAAATCTACACCACAAAAGTATAGGGCAGAAGTAGTTAAAAATAATGTAAATGAAGTATTAGGTGTAACTGAAAAACCTAAAACAAAAACAACTACTAAAGTAGCTACAAAAAAAGACAATAAAAATACAAAAACAGGAGAATTAGACTAATAATGGCAGAAGAATCAGTTCAACCCGAAGTTCAAGATGTTAATCAAGAAGCACCTAAAACAGGTGAAATTGATAAATTATTTAATGTAGTTTCAAGTAAAGGATTATATACTAAGTCTAAAGATGAATTTATTCAAAAGTATAGTACACCTGAAAGTGTAGATAAATTATTTCAAGTTGTTTCAGATAAAGGATTATATACAAAATCTAAAGGAGATTTTTATTCTAAATATTATCCAAATTTATCATCACAAAAAAATACAGAACAAGTTGGAGGATTAACAGCATATAGTGATTCAAGACAAAAAACAATACCTACAGAAGAAATTAAAAGACCTTCAAAACTAACAGACTATACAAGTGCGCCATTAGAAATGGTTTCTAAAGCAAAAGCAACTGAAGTTTCTAGAAAACCATCTACACAACCTGTTAGAAAAATAGCAACAGAAGAAAAAGCAGCAGCAGAAGGAACAAGTACTAATTTACAATTACCAACAACATTAAAGGGTGGACAATTTGGAATAGTTGCAGAACCACAACAAGAAGGAGAATTACAACAAAAATTACAAAAAAGGGAAGATGATAAACAAACTGCAATAAAAAATTCTCTTTTAAATCAAGGAATAAAACCTAATACACAACAATATTTACAAAAAGAAAGAGATTTAAATAATCAATTATCTAATGATAATTTAGTTGTAGATAAAGATAATAGTGGAGAACCAAAATTATTTAGAAGTGAAGGGTTTGCGGAAACATTAGGTAAAACAATTTACAATAGTTTTAAAGCACCTATAGATGCATATGATGTAAATAAAATAAGCGACCCGAATCAGTTTGTTCAAAAAATGAATGAACAAACAGAAGAAGAATCATCTAAACCATCTAAAATATTGGGTAGTGGGGCTGAATTAATAGGGGGTGTAGTTAAACCTATATCATTATTAGCATTAAATGCTGTAGCAGGTGGAATGGGAACTACTGCTATGGTAGCTGAAGCATATTATAGTGCATTAGCAAATGAAAAAAGAAAATTATATATAGCAGGAAAACAACAAGGATTAAGTGATGTAGATGCTGCAAAAAAAGCAATGGATGTTGCTACATATACGGCATTACCTGATGCTGCTATGGCTTTTGTAATGTCAGGTGAATTAGGAAATTTACCTAAGACAGTACCTGCAGTAGCAGATAATACATTTAAAAATGCATTAATAAAATCAGGTAAAAGTGTATTAAAAATTGCAGCATTAGGTGGTGCATCTGAAATAGGTAAAATAGGTGTTGAATCATTAGGAGGATATAAGGAAACACTTCCAAATGCTATTGGTAGAGTTTGGGGAAGTACAGCAGAGTGGGGTAAAATGGATTTAGGATTTAGAATTATAGGAGGAATAATTCCTGCAGCAGGTTATTTAAAAGCAGCAGCTAAGAATTGGTTAAAAAATGTACCCGAAGAACTAATACAATTAAAATCAGAGCAATATGGTGATGCAGGAGAAAAAATAAAACAATCAATAGCAGATTATAAAAATGCTGCATCTAATGTAGAAGGATATGTACCTGATGAACATTTAGCATCATTTGCAGGTAAAATAGAAAAATCAAATAAACTACAAGACGATATAACACAAAAACAATTAGATAAAATAGGCAAACCTGAATTTGTTCAAAATAAAATAGATGAAGAAATATCAGATATTCAAAAGCAAATAGATGGTATAAATAAAGAAGTAAATACAGCAGCTAAAAAAGGAGTAGAACCAAAAGAAATAGATGATGCAACAGGTATTGAAGCAGGTGTAGAACCTAAAATAAATGTAGAACCTATTAAAACTGAAACTAAACTTGAAAAACAAGCCCCTGAAGTACAGCAGCCCACAGAAACTCAAAAGCCTACAGTTGAAGCAATTACTGAAGTTAAGCCAACAACAGAAAAAACAGAAACTAAAACAATAGAAGAAGTAACTCCTGTAGTTGAAGAAGTTAAACCTACAATAGCAAAAGAAGAAGTTAAACCTGTCAAAGAAGTTTACGATAGAAATGATACTCCAATTAATATAGATGATATTGGAGAAGGATTTGTATTGCATAGAGGAGGTCAAGAAGTTTTAGATAAAGGATTTCATTCAATAGATAAAATTGGTGCAGAAGGATATGCAGGCGATGAGGGTAAAACGACATCTTCTACAATTAAAAAAGATGCAAAAATATTAAAATTAGTAAGTGGCGATAGTGAAAACTATTCTGACAATGCAAAAGATATTGATGAATTTTATAGGATAATCGGAGAAAAGGAAAGAAAAAAAGGTTCTGAATGGGCTACAGGAGAAAATCCATCTGATATCACAACAAGGCTTTGGGATAATAAATCTGCCCAAGAAAAATTAAAAAAAGCAGGAGTTGATATTGTAATTGGAAATACAATAGACGGAGTAGATGCCTTTGTAGTAAATAAAGATGCACTAGAGCCAATATCAAAACCTAAATCAGAAACACCTAAAGAACAAGTAAATGCAGTAGCTAAAAATAAAACTAAAAAAGTAAAGGATAATGATAATGAGCAAGTAATAGAAACTGTAAAAAGCCTATTACAAGTTATAAAATCGGCAGAAGCTAGATTAAGCGAATACCCAAAAGAAGCATCAATGCAAATAAATGAAGCTATTGGGCTATTGAAACCATTTTTAGATTTATTACCTGAATCAGAAAAGAAAAGCCAATTAAAACAACTTACGGGTACATACCCACAATTAGAAGGTGCTAAAGAACAATTAAAACCAAAAGAAGAAAAAACAACAGCAGATACAGTACATGATGATTTATTAACTCATTTAGGAATAATAGAAGAACCTAAAGGTGAAACAAAACCTGCTAAAAAATATACTTCTAAAAATATAGATACAATAACAGAAGAAGGATTAAATGACACACAAAAGAAAGTAGTTAAAGATGTTAAAAATGTAGTTAAAGCTGTTTCTAAATTAGTAGAAAAAACTACAGGAAACCCATTAGAAGTAAACATACACGAAACACCATCTAGTTATGAAAAAGCAGTAATAGATGCAGGTGGAACAAAACAAGATTCTACTACAAAAGGATTTTATTTAGATGCTGATGGAACTATCCATCTAAACATGGAAAGAGTTACTACAGATACTATGCTTCATGAAGGGTTTCATCCTGTTTTAGATTATATGGCTAAAAATAGACCTGATATAATTGACAACCTACATAGTCAATTAGAAGGTTTAAAAGGTGGTAAAGAAGTCATAGATAACGCAAACAAACTTTATGAAGGTTCAGATGCAACAACTATAAAAAAAGAAGCAATTACTGATTTTATAGCAAAAGTAGCAGATGGAACAATTAAAATAGATAAAACAAATTTTCAAAAAGTAAAAGACTTTTTTGTAAATGCTGTAAATAAGTTAGGATTTGAATTAGGAAAAGATATAAATACTATTACTGACCTTAAAAAATTAGCAGAATTAGTTTCTGAGAAATTTACCAAAGGAGAAGAAATAGAAATTAAAAATGGTTCAAAAGCAAATTCAAGTGAAAGAGTACAATTTCAATCAGATTTTAAACATCAAGAAAGTGGAATAGAGTGGAAATATTTTAAAAATTCAAAAGAATTTAAAAAATTAGTAGATGATGGTTATGTAACTTTTGATAAAAATATAGATGATTTTAAAGGGGCAGTCGTACTTCATGCGCCCGATGCAGGTTTCTCAGGACAAATATTAAAAGATGGACAATTAATTGCTAATGGTAAGGGTGGAATGTATTACCCTATGGTGTTTCATGAAAATGGTGATTTTTGGGCAGCTACATCAAGAGGTGCATCTAAATTAGCAGAAACATTAAATGAAGCTAGAAAAAAATCTCCTGATGGTAAAGTTAGAATGGTTTTAATTTCTGCCCCAATTGATAAATTAATGTCTTCATCTTTGAATGGCATTGGGTTGGTAGATATTTTAACATCAAAGGCTTTTAGTGAAAAATCAGGTATTACTCCTGAGCAATTAAGAAAAGCTATAATAAAAGGCATAAAAACTACTGAAAAACTAAAGAATGAAAACAAAGATGGCATGAAACCATCTCAAAAACCATTACCTAAAATAACAGGTAATGAAACTATGGCTGATTTACATATAAAATTAAAAGATTTTTATCCTGCTGAAAATTCTGACTTTCCCGTTAGAAAATCTTTAAATCAAAATATACTAGAAGGAATTGCATCTTATTCATCATCTCCAAAAGTAGCTAAACAATTAGCTGAATTTCTTGGGGCAGGAACTTTTAATGAAAAACTTAAAAGCACAGGAGGAAAACTTTCAAGGGCTAATTTAACTCAAGGTTTTTCTAATATTTTAGCTGAACCTACATTAAGGGGTGAACAGTCAGGTAAAATGTATGCCATAATTGAATTAGGGGCAGATGTTAAGCCTGTAAAAACTTCTGAACATGAATCATACCCTTATACATTAAGGTCTACAGATGCCAACGAAAAGCCAACTATACACATTTTATCTCAAAGAGATTATTGGTATAATCATGTAAATGATGAGAATGGCAATTCGATAGCAAGTAATAAAGAAAAACAAGCATCTATGCTTCCTGCATCAGCAGGTATTAGTTCGGTTGTAAATTTAAATCCAACTAAAACAGAAGGGGTTTCTCCATTAGCAGAAAAAGCAAAACCACAATTTTCAAGAGAAGAAAATGAAAATGAAGATATAGTTTCTGCATCTGTAAATGTTGCCCCATTATATTCTACTAGAGTAGATAGTCCTGAGCAAGCTGCTTTATTACAAAATTCTGAATTTTATAAAGAATTTAAAAATAAAAATGAAAAATTAGCAGGTTATTTTAATTTAAAAGTTGATAATCAAAAAGATGGAATAGGAGGATTTGCAGGTGTAAGTGAAGTAACTACAGTAGTTAATGTAACAGGAAAGTTTGAAGATATTGTTAAATATGCAGCAATTAATGGTTCTTTAACTCCTGAAGTTCAGGAATCAACCATTGCAGGTATGTATGTAGAAAAAGGTAGCAAATACCATAATGCAGATAAGATAGAGGTTGGTATTAATGATATGAAAGCTGCTATGAGGGCTGTAAAAGATGCAGGATTTGATGAAAATGGTTATACTCTTTTAAACGATGAAATATCATTTTTTAACATACATGAATTTAAAATAGATGGTTTTGAAGAAAAAATTAATATCTTTGAATCTAAATACAAAGAATATGGAGGACAAATTACAAGAGAAGATTACCACGCAGTCAGAAGTGAATACATCGATGCTGAAAGAAGAAAAGCCATTATATCAAAGATTGATGGAGAAGGGTTACAGCGAGAGCAAGATAGGACAGGGCTTCGTAATGAATTGGAAAATGCCAAAGAAAGAAACGAAAACTTCTTAAATTGGAAGAAAATAAATGAATCTGATGCTGCTATAGAATATAGAGATTTAAGGCAAAAACAATTAGAATTAGCTGATAAAGGTGAATCACTTTCTGATAAAGATGATGCTAGAATAAAAGAATTAGAAGGCAAATTATCTGAGCCATTAGCATCAATAATATCATCTGATAAAAAACAATACGAAAAAGCTAAAAAAGAAATAGACACTATAGCTAATGATGTTGCATCATTGGTAGCAGGTGGATTTAAATCTGAATTTGGTATTAAAAGACCTTCAAGGGCTGCTGTAAAAGTAGTTAGATGGTACGATGTTCAACCTAATTTATTGGCAGATGGTGCTAGGGCAAATGTAATTGTTAATACAAATGCTGATGCAGATTTTTTATTTAATGAAATAAAAAGAAGATTTAATTCCACATTAAATAGAAATGAGGGAGAAACCACTAATTTAGGTTATCCTAAAAGACTTATTGAATTAAGAACTAAAAGTGGTAAAATAGCCGAAATACAGGTAATGACACCTCAAGGCTATTTAGCAAAAGATGGTATTTCGCATTTTCCTGAAGATGCAAAATCAAAAGCAAAAGAATCTTTAAAAGAAGTTAGAAATAAATTAGGATGGGATATACCTGATGGTGTAGGACATTATTTTTATGAAATACATAGAGACCCTAATGTTCCAAAATCATTAAAAATACAAGCAGAAGAATTAAGTAATAAATATTATAAAGCATTTTTAGATTCAGAATCAAAACTTACAGATAGTGAATTTAGAAAAGATATTACTAATTTTAAAGATAAAGTAGATGCTGCTAATAAATCTAAATGGGATAATGGCAATGAAGGAAAATCTCCAAAAACATTAGATAAATATTTAGAGCAACCAATTTTAGAAAATAAACAACAATTTTCTAAAGAAGACCAAGATTCTAAAATAAAAGACTTTATAGAAATACAAAGACAAAAAGGTATTTCAGATAAAGACATACAAGCAGGATTAGAAAAAGCATCTGAAAAGATAGGGATAGATAAGGCTAAGATAGATGAATTAATGTCTACTCCTAAAGTAAAAGAAAAAGGCGATTTACAAAGCCAATACGATAGTATTAAATCAGAAAAAGCAAAGAAAAAATTCATTACAAAGAATTTTGGAGAAGTATCTGATGAACAACTATCTGATATAGTAAAAAACAACACAGATTTACAAACAATTAAAGATAAAATAGATGCCATACAAAAGTCAGGCGCAGGAGAAGTACTTCAACGCAAACAGGAAGGAGATGGAAGCCAAGGGGGTAAACGTGGAGGAATGGAACAAGGAGAGCAAGGGAATGAAACTACCACCGAGAAAAACGGAGAAGAAAATGGGAATGGGCAAAGGGTTGGTATCTCCCATAAATCGTTAACTGAATTAGCTGATAAATTAGGATTAGAACAACCTCAAACAGGTGATGTTTTAACACCTGAAGAATATTCTGAAAGAGGTAAGTTACTTATTAAAAATGGTGCAGACCCAATAAAAGCAGCAGAAGAATTTAAAAAAGATAATAAAGTAAATTCTGATATAATATCTGTTGCTAGGGCGCATTTTAATGAATTAATAAGGGATGCTAATGATGCACGAATAAAATTTGGCATTGGTAGTGAAGAATATAAAAAATCAATTAAAGAAGCAAATGATTGGGCTAAAAATGTCGTTAAGCCAATGGGAACTGCTTTTGGTGAAATAGGTCGTTCATTACAAGGGCAAGTTGATTTAGATACAGGTAATTTTGTTAGTGTATCAATGGCTGTGCAAGAAAAGACAGGAAAAGATTTAAGTACAGAACAAACAAAAGAAGTAGAAAGATTAACAAAAAATGTTAGTGATTTAAATAACAAAATACAAGATTTAGAAAAAAAATTAACTGATACTATTAGCAAAGGTGAAAAAACTGAACCTAAAGCAAAAGAAGGAATAAAAGAAAAATCAAAAGAAATTGCTAATGTTATTAGAAAAGGTAAATTATCAAGACCTGATATATTTTCTTCTGCTAGTCCTGCTTCATTAGTTTGGGATGCAGCAGTAGAAATTACGGCTAAAACAGTAGAAGTAAGTGGTGATATTGCACAAGCTATTGCAGATGGATTAGAACATATTAAAAATAGTGATTGGTATAAAAATTCTGATTCCGATAAACAAAAAGCAGCACAAAAAGCCTTTAGAGATTTTGTACAAAATCAAGATATAAAAATAAAATTTGCAGAAAAGAAAGACAATAAGTTTACAACAGAAGAAGCAAAATCTATATGGGAATATGCTAAAGAAGAATATTTAGACAAAGGAAGTGACTATAGAGAAATGCTTAATGGAGTTTCAAAAGACTTAGGATTAAATAGAGACCAAGTAAGAACTGCTATTTCTCAGCCAAAAGGTGCAAAAGAAATAACAGATGAAATGTATCGTAATATAAACAAAAGAAATAATGCTATTAATGAAGCAAAACAATGGGTAGAAGAACAGGGTAATTCTAAAATTAAAAATTTTAGAAAATCTATTCCTAGTGCATTTTTTAAATTAAAAACATTTGGACATGGAACTGTAGGAGGAATTACTCACGCAGGTACTAATATATTTCAACCATCAAAATGGAAAAGTTATTTACCTTTTTTTGCTAAACAATTCAAGTATGCATTTGGTGATACTGCCAAATATGAAATGGCAATGGAAGATTTAAAAAATGACCCACAATTTACTTTTTGGCAAAGGGCAGGATTAGCGGTTGACCCTAAAATTAAATATGATGATTATCAAGGAAATTATGTAGATGCAGAAGGAAAAATAAATGGTATTAAAAAATTGTTTAATAGATTGGGAGTTACAGGTGATAGAGGATTTAATGCTTTAAAAGTATATAGACTTGATTTAGCCAAAGGATTTTATGATAGATTATCTAATGAAGAAAAGGCTGACCCTAATACAGCAAAAGAAATAGCTAAATTAGTAAATCATTCTACAGGCACAAGTGAATTAGATTTAGGAAGAGGTAGAATATCTAAAATTGTTAATACTACATTTTTTGCACCTAAATTAGAAGCATCAAGATGGCAAGGATTAATTGGAGACCCTGTAAAAGCAGCCAAAACATTTACAAATTGGAAAGAAGCTAGTCCTGCAGAAAAAGCAGGTGCTAAATTAGTTGCTAGAAATGCAGGAGAAAAAATTGCTACTTATGTAGCTTTATTAGCAGCTAATTCAGCATTGTTATCATTAATGGGTTCTAAACAAAAAATTAATTATACTAATCCATTAAGTTCTGATTGGCTTAAATTTAAAACAGGTGGCGGTAAAACATTAGATGTAACAGGTGGAACATTAGCATCTATGAAACTATTAGGTACTTTACTTGATAATACAGTTATAGGTTATACAGGTAATAAAAAACAATTATGGAAAAAACCTGCTGAAAAAGATTATCAAACAATTTTAACTCAAGCAAGATATAAACTATCTCCTTTTGCAAGTACAATAGCAGATATAGTAGAAACTACAGATGCTATGGGTAGACCATTGCCATATTCTCATGTTAAACCTAAAAAAGGAGAAACTCAATATACTATTGGAAGCTATATAGTACAACAACAAGCACCTATACCTGTTTCAGCAGGTGTTAGAGAAGCTATTGGAAGTATGAAAGAAAGAGGAATGACAAATCTTCAAATAGAAGATGTATTAATGGGTACTTTATATTTTACAGTAGAAGGATTTACAGGTGCTAAATTAGGGAACGAACCAAAAAAGAAAAAATAAACCAATGTACACCGAAAAAGACTTTAACAAATGCCTATTTAACCCATGCAAAAAAGATTTATTTGTAGTATATCCTAGATTGATGACTATAAAAAATGTAAAGGAGAAACTTATAAGATATATCATAGCGGTATATGATTATAATTCTCCTATTGTAAAGGAATATAGGGATTTAAGAATTAGAAAGCAACAAGCAGCAGAATTTGCAGGATATAACCTATCTTCGGATGGCAGTTACCTAGAGTCTTTATTTAGCTTAAAGGACAATGATGCATTAGACTGTATAGATAGATTTATTAAGGAGTTTATTAATAGCCGATTATGGGCTAGAATAATGGCAGATGAAGAATTCTATTGGCAAACATTTAAGAGAATGACAAAGCCAATTGAAGATAGTACAGATGGCAGGGATAAAGCAAATGTAGATGCATTTCTAAGTAAGGGTAAACTTGGCGAAGAAATGGAAAAAATCGAATTGAGAATTGATGCAGCATATAGAAAATTGTATGGTGATGAAGATGCGAGTAAGTTTGTTGTAAAACGTGCTACTCCTGAAGATATGGCTGCTACTAACTAATCTTATGTTTAAAAAAATTGATGGCGCATCAGTAATTGAATTGCATGGGTTAACCATGAATATTCCGTCATTAGGATATGGTATATCTGAAAGTGGGGATGTAAAATCTGTAGAGGTATTTAAAAGAAGTAATGTAGATTCAGAACAATATTGGGAAGTAGATGCATTACCTGACAATTGGGAAGATTTAAGATATCAAGAAAAGCAAAAACAAGAGATAGATGAAGACTATTTTGACCCAATCTTAGAAGAAATAAGGGCTAAATGGTGGCATAGAAGAATATACGGGGTATGGTTTTACAATAATGGGATGGAAATATACCTTACAGGACTGCATTGGTTTTACCTTACTTGTTGGCAGCTAGATACAGGATTACCTTTATTTAGGATGATTGACTTAGAGGTATTTTATATGTGGATGTATTGTGTTGAAGACCCTGATTGTTTTGGATTGCTTTATACCTGTAAAAGGCGGAACGGTAAGACGGCAATTTCATCTTGTATGATTTACGAATGTATTTCTAGGAGTACAAGGGCTTTAGGAGGTATGCAATCCAAGACATTAGAAGATGCAGCAGAAATATTTGACTACCATATTGTACCTGCATTCCAACAATTACCTGATTTTTTTATACCTGTATACGATAAATCAAGGGGTAGTACACCTAAAAAAGAATTGCTATTTCAACTTACATCTGTTAAGGGTAGAGATTCATCGTCTAACTTTAGGGGAAAACAATTACGTTCTGTAATAGACTATAAAGAAAGCAATCCTAAAGCATACGATGGTAAAAGACTTAAAAGATATGTAGGTGATGAAAGGGGTAAGGTAGAGTTTGATGTAATACAAGGACATATTATGATAAGGAAGTGTCTTGTAGACATCCAAAGAAGAATTATAGGTAAGATGCTTATTACTACTACAGTAGAGGAATTGGGTATTAAATATAGATATGATGAGTTGTGGAAGTGGAGTGACCAAAGAAAAAGACAAGAAGACGGAAGAACAAAAAGTGGGCTATATAAATTATTTATTCCTGCAGATAGGTCAGGAGAGTTTAATGTATATGGTGAACCACACATACTAAAAAATCGGAAGTCCATACTAGAAGAGAGAGAAAGACTAAGAGACAGCCCTAGAGATTTAATTGCAGAGATAAGAAAAGAACCACTAACAGAAGAAGAAGCATTTAAAGTATCTAACAACGAATGCCATTTTAATCAGCTACTATTAGAAGATGCATATTCAAATATTACTGCAATAGAAAAAGAAGTAATGTGTTATGGGAATCTAATATGGAAGGACAACAAAATGATGTCTGATGTAGAATGGAAGGATGGTGACAGGGATTCTAAATTTAAAGTACCTAAATCATTCTTAACACATTGGCTAGAAACTAGAAAATTTGATGATATAATAGAAAAAAGAGGTAACATATTTATACCTAAAAATTATATCAGATTCACGAGTGCTATTGACCCATTCGCAAATAACATTACAGTAGATTCTATAAATAGTAAGGCAGCAAGCTATGTATACAATAGACATGATAATAGTGTAATGTCTAAGACTTTTGATAAATCGTTCATATGGCAGTACCATGCAAGACCTAACACAACATCCTTGCAGAATGAGGATATGATTAAACAATGTTTCTTTTTTGGATGCCAATTATTAATAGAAAATAACAGAGAGGGTGGTATAAGAAATGACTTCAAAAACTTTGGTTGTGAAGCATTTATGATGAAGCTAGACCAATATCCTGACTATGGAATCCCATCATCAGAATCAAATAAATCACTAGGAGTAAACTTACTAGAACAACACATAGAAAGGGAAGGAAGAGACAACAAAATATACTTTTCTGAATTAATATACGATTTGATACGTTTTAATGTAAACGAAACAGAGAAATCTAATTTATCAATGGCAGCTATGTGGACACTTGTAGCATCTTATTATAAGCAATACAACATAAAAACAGATACAAAAGCTATTCAAGTAGGAGATTTCTTCAAAAAGAAAAAAATAGTATAATGTGGACAGATTTTTTTGACCGTATAGTAGTAATAAATCTACCCAAAAGAGTAGATAGACTAATAGAAGTATCAGAAGAACTTGACAATTACGGAATTGAATTTGACTTAGTTGATGGAATAGAACATGAAAAAGGCGCAGAAGGGTTAAGACAAACAGTAGAAAACATACTAAAAGATTCTATACAAAAGAAGCACAAAGCAATATTGATATTTGAAGATGATTGTTTATTCGTAGAACCAAAGGATGTAGTAGATAGGACAATGGAAGATGCCATAAAAGACTTACCTGAATATTGGCACATATTATACCTATCTGCACAAGCTACAGATGGTTTTAAAAGAAGACATTCATCCGCATTACTACAACTAGATAAGGCTTTTGCTACACATAGTTGGGCTATATCATTACAAGGTATGAAAGAAATCATTGCAGTAGGGCTAGAAGCCCCTATCGATAACTCAATAGTTGATAAGGTTCAACCAATGCAAAGGTGCTTCATAACGTATCCAATTTTGACAACACAGAGGGCAGGGGTAAGTGACATAGGTAATACATTTATAGATTGGCATCCGTTTTTAATTGGTAGGTATAATCAAAAATTAGCAGAATTAAAATGAAAAAAATATCCATCGCAATTCCATCATGGAATAGGTACGAAATGACATTAGAATCCTTTGCATCTGTAATGGATGACGAAAGAATAGAAGAAATAATTATTTCAGATGATGCAAGTGACATAGACTTGTATTATACACTAAAGGCAGCAGTAAGTTCTATGCCTAAAATAAAGATATTTAGAAACAAAGAAAACCAAGATTGCTATAAGAACAAATGTATAGCAGCAAGTTTGTGTAAGTCAGAATTTATAATTATATTTGATAGCGATAACCAATTGAATAAAGCATATTTAGATGCGATTTATAATGAAGAATGGGATGAGAAAGTAATTTTTGCCCCTTCATTTGCTAAACCAACATTTGATTATCGTGCATTTTCAGGTTTGACAATAACAAAAGAGAATATAAACGAATACTTTGATAAACCAATGTTTTCTACGATGCTTAACACAATGAATTTTTTTATAAATAGAAAACAATACTTAGACATTTGGGATGGCGAGGTAAACCCTGTGACAGCAGATAGTATTTATTTTAATTATTGTTGGTTAGCAACAGGAAATAAAATAAAGGTAGTAGAAGGAATGGAATACAAACACTTAGTACATTCAGGAAGTCATTATGTAAATAATGTTTCTAGAACAGGAAACTTTTACGAAGAAGTAGAAACCAAAATAAGAAATATATGTCAATAGTTCAATCAAGAAGTTACGGGAGACTTGGGAACGTATTGTTTCAAATAGCTGCTGCTGCATCTTACGCATTAAAACATAACCTAGAATTTTCTGTACCAAATGAAACTAATGATGAATATTGGAATCCATTATACTTACAACACTTACATAACGACAAATGGGTTAATGGCATAGAAGACATACTTGTAAACGAAAACGGATTTAGATTTCAAGACATTCCATTTGACGAATATTGGAGGGGAAAACAAATAGTCTTAAATGGTTATTGGCAGTCATGGAAGTACCTAGAAGAATACAGAAAGGAAATATTATACCTATTTGATTTAAGATGGAAACTAAAGCCACAGACTGCATCTATACATATTCGCAGAGGTGACTACTTACATTTAACCGATAAGCATCCACCATACACATTAGAATACCTAAACGATGCCATTAATTATTTAATAAACAATACAGGAGTAGAAAACTTTGAAGTTTATTCAGATGATACAGCATGGTGTTTGGAAAATTTAAACCACATACCAAACATTAAAATAATTGAAACAGGAAACGAATTAGAAGATATGGTTGAAGCATCATGTTGTGCATTTAACATTTGTTGTTCTAGTACATTCTCGTTTTGGATTGCTTGGCTTAACAGAAACCCAAATAAAATTTGTATATTCCCTAAACTATGGTTTGTGGAAGGATATCATCTAGATACAACCGATTTACTAGACCCATCATGGATAAAACTTTAAATATGTACGCATTAACAATTGAACCCGATAGTGTAATGTTTGACTTTGCATTATACTATGATATGGTAGCAGAAAGACTACCTGATAACTGTAAGATTGCAGAAGTAGGAATAGCTAATGGTAAATCAGCCATATACCTAGCAGAAAAAATATTGTCTTTAGGTAAAAAAATAGACAGATTTGTATTAATAGATTCTATGCAATATGGTGGTAATGTACAGATACAAACAATAGTAAATCACTTAGTAAAAAGTGGTGTAGGGGAAAGTTGTGAACTTATTATAAAAGGAAGCCTTGATGCTAGTTGCGAATTCCCTGATGATTATTTTGATTATGTTTTTATAGATGCATCACACGAATACGAATTAACAAAAGCAGATATAAGACTTTGGCACAGAAAAGTAAAAGGAGACGGATTTCTTTCAGGACACGATTACAATGCAACAGATGTAAGAAATGCAGTAGATGAAGTACTACCTACATTTACGGTATATGTTAACCAACAAACTCCAACTAAAATATTAGAATCCATTATAACAGATAATAATTGGGGTATTTGGGAATACACAATTAATTGGCAAACTAAAAAAGTAATAAAATGAAAACAGCATTAGTTTTAGGTGGACATGGAATGATAGGAATGCAACTTGTCAAAAGACTTAAAAAAGAAGGATTTTGGGTAAGGTCGGTAGATATAAAACAACCTGAATTTAGTAAGTCAGAAGCAGACCAAAGTTTAATATTAGATTTAAGAAGTGAATTTAATATGTCTAAAGTTTTATTTTCACCAAATCAATTAAATATTTCAGATAAAGAAAATTCTTTTGATGAAGTGTATATGTTGGCAGCGCAAATGGGCGGTGCTTTGTATGTATTCAGTAAAGAAAATGATGCAGATATTATACATGATTCAGCTATAATGAATCTTCATGTAGCATCAATAGCAGCTAAATTAAGTATCAAAAAATTATTTTTTAGTAGTTCAGCTTGTTGTTATTCAGAAAGATTACAAGAAGATTTAAATAGTGCAGCATTAAAAGAAAGTAGTGCATGGGAAGGAAAACCTGATTCTGTTTATGGAATAGAAAAATTAATATCAGAACAAGTATATGATTCTTATCGCAGAAATTATGGATTAGATGTAAGAATAGGCAGATTTCATAATATATTTTCAACAGAATGTACATACAAAGGAGGAAGAGAAAAATCACCTGCAGCAGTATGTAGAAAAGTTGCCGAAGCAAAAGATGGAGATTCGATTGAAATATGGGGAGATGGATTGCAACAAAGGTCATTTCTATGGATAGAAGAATGCTTGGATGGAATCAGAAAACTAATGGATAGCGATTATGTGCATCCTATCAATATTGGTTCTGACGAAATGATTTCAATTAATGATTTAGCAAAAATGGTTATTGAAATTAGTGGCAAAAATCTTACAATAAAAAATGTAGAATCAAATGCTATTGGTGTTAGGGGTAGAAATAGCGACAATACACTTATAAAAGAAGTATTAGATTGGACTCCAACACAACCACTTAGAAAAGGAATGGAAAGTCTTTATTCATGGATTAATAAACAAGTATCATGCTAATACCATTACAACCAATACTAGAGAAATATAATATTAAACTTAATGGTGTTGCACATATTGGCGCACATTGGGCGCAAGAGAATTCTACTTATATCGAATGCGGATGTAAGGAGTTTTTATATGTCGAACCTGTTAAACAAGCGTTTAATATTTTAGTAGAAAAGTTTAAGGATAACGATAATGTAATACTTAAAAACTTTGCAATAGGAAGTACTCCATCAATAGGGGTAATGTATGTTGATACCACAAATCAAGGGCAAAGCAATAGTTTATTAGAACCATTAGTACACCTAGAACAACACAAAGAAGTAATATTTAATGGAGAACCTGAAGTAGTAAAAGTTGTGACACTAGATTCATTAAACATTTCTAAGAACTTGAACTTATTAATGATAGATACGCAAGGGTATGAATTAGAAGTTTTAAAAGGTTCTACTTCTGTATTGAATCAATTTGATTTATTATATCTAGAAGTAAATAGGGAAGAAACATATAAAGGATGCCCTATGGTAGAAGAATTAGATGAGTTTTTAAAAGAATATAAATTTACAAGGGTAGAAACAAAATGGGCTTCTGACTACCATTCTTGGGGTGATGCAGTTTGGATTAAAAATAATTTGTTATGATAGGTATTTATAAAATAACTTCTCCTAATAATAAAATATATATAGGGCAAAGTATTGATATAGAAAATAGAGTTAAAAAAAATTATAGTAAAGGATTATGTAAAAATCAAATATTTCTTTATAATTCTATAAAAAAATATGGTTGGAATAATCATAAATTTGAAATAGTAAAAGAATGCATGATTAATGAATTAAATTATTTAGAAAAATTTTATATTAAATTTTATAATAGTTTTAATACAAAAAATGGATTAAATTTAAGAAGTGGTGGCAGTTCTACTTCTAAAGTATCAGAAATAACTAAAGAAAAAATGTCTAAATCTTGGGAAAACGGGAAAAGGACAAATAAATCTAAAGAATTACATAATGCTGCAAGAAAAATAAATCAATATACAATAGATAATGTTTTTATAAGAACATGGGATTATATCTCTCAAGTAGAAAATGAATTAGGTTTTTATAGAAGCAATATATGTAAGGCTTGTAAAGGAAAATGTTATTCCGCATATGGTTATAGATGGTCGTATATAGATGAAGAAAAAACATATAATACAATGCGTATGGGAATGAAACAAAGAATACCTGTTTATCAATATTCATTAAATGGAGAATTTATTAAAAAATGGGATTTTGTAAATGATGCTGCGATATATGTAAATGGAAGTGTTGTTGGTATAAATAAATGTTGTCATGGTATTTATAAAAAAGCATATAAATATATATGGTCTTTTAATTTTAATCAAAAATCATAATTTATGATTGACGTACCTGATTGGGCAAAACCTCAAATTTTTACTGTATATCCATACGAAAATTTATTAATTTTTGAAGAGTGGGTAATAATGCAATCATTGCCTGAAACCAATCGTGAATATCTACCTGTAATGTGGACATCTTATCAAGTAAATAATAATTATGGAAATGATGTAGAAGCACTAGTAAGACTTCAGAATTTTATAAACGAACTACCAAAGGACAAAAAGTATTGGACAATTGTTCAGTATGATGATGGTATTTTAGTAGATGTTTCAAGAATAGATTTGTTACAGTTTAGTATGAGTAAAAATATAGGTATTCCAATTCCTTTATTATCTATGCCACATTCTTATGTTCCCATTAAAGAAAAGAATTACATCGCATCATTTATAGGCACACATACGCATCCAATAAGAGAAAAAATATTTAACATAACTAGCAAGGGTTATTACATATCTGATGCAGCACATAATACAAAAGAATTTTGTAAAATAATATCAGAGTCTGATTTTGGTTTGTGTCCTCGTGGATATGGACTTAATAGCTTTAGAATAGGGGAATGTATGCAGTATGGTACAATACCGGTTTATATATCAGATGAGTTTGTTATACCACTCGATTTAGATTTCTCAGAATACGGGATATTAATACCTGAATGCGATGCTGATAACATTGAAAGAATACTGAAAAGTTACACCCCGTTGCAAATAATTGATATGCAAGATAAGTGTAAGCAAGTTTATCAAGAATATTATACATATGCAGGGGCTTTAAACAAAATTATGAAATATCTTGAAATCTAATATTATTCATAGCATATATTATCAAGAACGATTACCTAGATTATTAAACGAATTGTCTAGTAATGGTATAACTGATTATGAATTATGGGAAGGTATAATTGACCAAAAGTCAAGTCAAAAAGGTATCAATCAAAGCCACAAACAAATAGTAGAATACGCACAATTAGCTAAGTGGGATGAGGTACTAATAATGGAAGATGATATTAGATTCTGTGGTGAAGGTTCATTTGAATATTTCTTACAAAACAAGCCTGAATCATTTGATATTTATTTAGCAGGCATTTACATGGGGGAAATACTACCTGATAATACGGTAAAAACATTCTCAGGACTTCATTGCTACATAGTACATTCTAAGTTCTATGAAAAGTTTTTATCTACACCAACCGATGCGCATATTGATAGGGCTTTATCTGAGTTAGGTGAGTTTAAAGTATGCAATCCTTTTGCTGCAATTCAATACAATGGATTCTCTTCAAACACTAGAAAAGAAGAAAATTATGATTATTTACTAAATAATCGGGAATTATATGGTAATTTTGTACTATAAATATATTTATTTGTTTTTTTAACAAAATTTTAAGTACTTTGGGTACGGATTAAAA